CTTTGATGCTTCTTTACTTCTGGATCGATACCCCATTAGGAGTTTAATCATGACTATCTCAGAAATAATGGAAGAACTAAACGAAGCAATAGCGTTAGTAGAAGAGGCGAAAGCTAAAGTAGATGCAGCAGCAAAGCAAGCAGGATGTTACAGTCATTATACTGCTTACGGCCGATACGGATTCGATACCTTACTTGGTAATGGTAATCGATATGATGCTAGCTTATTCGATATGATGAATGATCTAGAGGAAGAAATGGAAGAAGAGAGTTGCTACTAAGTAACTAAGTTCGTATCTTAAAGTAAGTTAATTAAGAATAATAAAAATAAAGGTAAATAATATGAATACAGATTTAACGTTTCTAACAACTGACGAAATAAAAGATCAAGCACCGGTAATCTTTGCCGGCGGACCTACTAGAGAGGTCTCTGAAAGATATGTGTATGCTGATACGCCTACTATCATTAACGATATGGATAAGCTAGGATGGAAAGTAAGACAGGTAGGCCAGCGTAAGGCTAGAAAAGAAGCTACCTCCTTTAGTCCTCACTTCGTAAGATTTGCTAATCCGGACTATCGTATCAAAGGCAATGGTGGCGACTATAGCTTCCCAGAAGTGGTAATGAAGAATAGGTATGATGGACTAGGAGCTGTAGAGTTCATGGCCGGAGTATTTAGACTCGTATGTGCCAATGGTATGGTTATCTCGACTGAGTCATTCGGAGAGATGAAGCTCAATCATAGAGGGTATAGCTTTGAAGAGATGAGAAAGCTTGTAGGTGATCGAGTAGTAAGTATCGAAGAGCAAGTAGCTGTAATGAATGGTATGAAAGATACTAACCTAATAAAAGAGCAGCAAAGAGAACTAGCGATGAGAGGACTAATGATTAGAGGTCAAGTAAGTAAGAAAGAAGAAAGTAAGTTTAGAGGTAAAGTAGACTTACTAACTCTAGATGAAATATTAGCTCCGGTAAGATCTGAAGATGAAGGAACCGATCTATGGAATACCTTTAATGTAGTACAAGAGAAAATGATACATGGAGGCTTCCATACCCAGCTAGGCATTAATACCAAAGTAAGAAAGGTAAGAGCTATTAAGTCCTTTGAACAGGATATAAATTTGAATAAGGCTTTATTTGAAGAAGCTAAAGTCTTAATGGAGTATTCTTAATTAACTATAGTAGTGAGGGTTGATAGCCCTCCTACTCTTTTTATATGGAAGGCGTATTGACGTCAAGGTGATGGCAGGTTGACGGCAGGGTGACAGAAAGTTGATAGTTAATTTCCCTAACAGTTTCCTACAACCTGTTTCCGAGCTATATAGAGATGCATAATTCTGATAGATTTTAGAGATATGGGTCATATATATGATTATAAAGGCTTACCCTTCTTAAGATCTCTCTTATTCTTCCAATCAAAGAATGCAATACCTATTTTAATGAATAGAGTAATCAAAGCCTTGATAAGAAAAAATTTAGGTATTGGCATTTGTACCTTTTCTACTCTTATCTACTCTTATCTTCATTGTTAACCTACCGGCATATAGTACTCTAATAGTCTCTATATTTATCCAAGATAGATCCTTATCTTGTCTACCCAGTAGTATATCTAGAAATTTCTCTCTTATAAGTCGTTTAGATTCTTTTGACACGTTTTACTCTCTAACTTTTTGTATATTAACCGGATATATCGTGGGAATTTTTTTTGGCACATTTTCTTGTATATAGGACTTATTATGTCTTGTCTTATATTCACTGGCATCATTGCTATAGTGCTTCGGATTTTCCCAAGGATAACATACCCATCCGTCTTCTCTTAAACTCATCCCGGTAATATTAGGTTTAAATTTAGCGGAATTTCGTGTTACAAGAGATGTTGTAACTATATTTTGAGTATCTCCCCATATATTTGCCTCAGTTAGCCGTATTTTCATGGTTTCACCGGTATCAACTATGTCATCTACTACCAGAGTATGAGAGAAAACCTCATTTATTAGTTTTATACCTAACTTATGTGATAATATTACTGCAGGAATAAGGCCTCCTCGAGGGATTCCGTAAATAAATTTGATTTCTTTATAGTTTCTACTAACTTCAGTGGCTATTTTGTCGGTAAGTTCATCAATTAACTCCCAACTTAGTTTTAAGTACTTCATATAACTGTTAAAATTAAATTAAATTATTTACATTTTCTACGGCATGTATATCGTAATCCCAGGGAAACACAATCCAGTCTTGATATCCCACCAACCTACCGGTAAAATCAGGGGAAAATTGGCTATTCTTGCTTTCAATTAACGCAGCCGTGTAGATTAGCCCCCCAACTACGGTCGAAAGATGCTCATCTTGTAGTTTTTTAAGGCGTTTTCCGGAATCAACTGCTTCATCTACAAGAAGACAGCGATTTTGAGGTTGATTTAGTAAAGGAATATCAAGTCTTTTATGCAAAAGTATGGATATTATCTTACCTCCATCGGAAACTCCGTATATACCGGAAAAATTCTTATCACTTAAGTAAATTTCATTAGATAAAAGAGAGATTAAACCATCAACTTCTGCCCAAGATAGGTCTATTTTAACCATTTTACGTTAATTCTTGTTATTTTTTAAATGCAATTGGTGTGTATACACCTTCCAAAACACAGGATGCATATGAAGATTCCCCTGCATTATAGGAAAATACTTCATAAAATCATCCCATTCATACAATTCATCCGGATGTTCACTTAAAAATTCAAGCTTAACCGGAACCATTGATGAGGATACTTGAAAATCCTCGGACATAATTATATGTCCTTCCAATTATTATCAGGTATACCTAACTCTTTCATTTTAGTTTTTAGTTTTTCAACTTTTTCACCTAACTCAAACTTCTCTAGAGTATCTTTTATCTCCGGAGTAAATGACGTCCAAAGACCATACCCTATAGCCGCCCAGGCAATAAAAGTAAGTAGAGGCTTAAGTAAGAAGATACCAAGACCGACTAGGATTAACATATGTCCGTCCCAAGTAGTTCTTTCTTTATACCTTTCTAGTAACCAATTTTTAATAAAATAGAAATCCATGATGATTAAATTTGTTATGATTGTGGTTGTTATTATTTAAATAGTCAACTTTAACACTAGTCTACCATCTCACTCAGTTACCCACCCTGACGTAACCCTGATAAAACCCAGTCATGACCGTATAAGTAGAATATACGAAGATAAATGTTTATCTCCTACCCTGACCTCTATAGGCTTTTTTGTAATTCTTTGACTGTTTATGGTTGGATGTATTGTTTTTAGATACAACTCCGGGTCTTTTCTTTTTAGGGTTTACAAACCGGGTTGATCCTGCTGTATTTCTTGCCATATTACCTTGATAAATTAAATCTGTTAAAGGTTATTATTGTTGTTAATAAGTTATATAGATATTCGCTTGAATAAGGGAGAGAGGGGATTTGCCGACCGGTAGGGAAGGTGAAATTCTGCGCGAAAAAGCGCGGCGGCGCGTCTTTATTCATCCTCTTCCGGCCCCCACACTGCTCTAAAGTTCTCGTCTTCCTGCAATTTCTGCTTAAACTCATTTAGTGAGAGCGGTTCATCTAAATCCCATAAGTAAACTCTACAGTACATTTCGTACTTTAAATCTATTTGCGTAGGCTCTTCTTCGTCGTCATCGTATTCCCAAGTATTCTGTTTAAACTCGCTAGGAGAATAAAAATCACTCATAAAGTCCAATCCTTATTTTCTAAATCGTCGTGTAGTTTGGTTATAGTTTCTATTACCTGATCAAGTTTAGTATAGAAAAACTCTCTTTCGTTATTAACTCTATCACTTTTTAAATGCTTGTGTACCAACCTCTCTAACATTTCACCGTTAATTGCCTGCTTGGCAAACTCTAAACTAAATGGTGTAGGAACTCCTGTACCTTTATAAAGCTGTTCACTGCGTAGTTCTGGAGCGTTTTTCGTATACCCTATCTTTACCATCCCCGGCATTGAAGTATTTGATAGCACGTAAACCCATTCGGAGCCCCTTCCTGGTTCGAATACATGTTTATTATAAGATCTGTCAACGTAGTAAGTGACTTTCTCCCAGCCTTTAGATTGTAGTTTCGTATCTGGGTGAGGAGATAGAGAAAAGTACCTAGCGTGAGATACATCAAGTGCTAATGGATCCTCTTCTAGTGTATAGAGTCCTCGTTTACTCGCCTCTTCTTCAGAAATTATATCTAATCTTTTTGTTGTCATAACCTTTTGTTTATTGAATTCATATACTATAAAAATATTAAAAAAAAAGTTATCTTCCAACTTTAACTTAGGATTCTTTTTAACTATATTTATATGCATGAATAGCTTAAATATAGATCTCATATTTGAAGTTTTTAACCAAGGCGATGAGGTTATCTACAAGGAAGCTGGTTTAGAGAACCTGATGAATGAAGACGCTGTGTTACTTAATACAGCCGTAAGAGGTATAGAAAGTTACTGGAGGCTAGACGAAATGTTTACCAGTAGGAAATACGACGAATACCAGAAAGTTCGTCATTTGGTAAAATCTAGGTATTTTAATAAAATGTTTGGTTATCTTAATAAAGTTTCTTATACTAAGTTAGAACCTTTCTTTGATACTATAGGAGATTTGGGGTACGGTACAGTAGAAAATTCTCTTGAGGAGTACTTAGAACATTTTATATTTACCGAAGAATACGAAAAATGCACTGTTATTAAAAAGCTACTTGGGATAGTAAGAAAACTTTACTACCCAGAATTAGAACTAATTTAACTTTTTTTTAGCTTTAAAGTTGCTATTAGTAATTTTATTTCTTATTTTTCTTAAAGAGTTATTAGGTATATTTAATATATAATATTATCTATATAACATATCTATTAAATAATATATTTTATATATGAGAAATAAAGAAGTTATAGAAAAGAATATAGAGCGTATTGAAGCTCAAATTAAAAAAGTAGGTTACCATATTAGCCGTAATGAATCTCAAGAAGGTTTTGACCTTATAGGAAAGATTCTTGAAATTACTTCTAATATACAAACCCTACTTAATCGAGAAGTTCAAGACTAATGGAAGCAGAACAAATATCTAAGAATTGGGATAAACATTTAGCCATAGTAGAAAAGTTCATTAGTGAAGAAAGAAAAGAGCAGGTAGAAGCAATGTTGGAAGAATTATCGGATAAGATGATACTTGCCCCTGCTTCCGGAAAGTCCCATTTTCATAATGCTTTTCCCGGCGGGTATATCGACCACGTTAATAGAGTAGTATATTGTGCACTAAAAACTAAAGCTTTATGGGAAGAAATGGGTGCCGATATAAACTTTACTGATGAAGAGTTAGTATTTTCCGCTCTATTCCATGATTTAGGGAAGGTAGGGGATGGAGAGAAGGAAGGGTACCTACGACAAAATGACCAATGGAGACAGAAAAACTTAAACGAACAGTATACTCCTAATAAGGAATTGCCGTTTATGTTAATTCAAGATAGGTCCCTGTACATACTTCAAAAATTTGGTATTAGTTTATCACATAATGAGTATATGGCTATAAGGCTTCACGACGGTATTTACGATGATGCTAATAAAGCCTACTTCATAGGATTCAATCCAGATTCTAAATTTAGAACCAACATAGTAAATATTCTACATCAGGCCGATTATCTAGCCTCTAAAGTAGAATATGATACTTGGTACCAGTCTAAGGACCATACTCAAGAAGAAGTAGTTAAAAAAACTCGTAAAGGTCCTAAGAAGGTTAAAGGTTCAAAAAACCTTTCTAATCTAATTAAAAATATCTAATTATGCTTCTAGAAATACTTCTTACCTTAGTTTCTGTACTTTGTTTTATTTTTATGTTTGTTATTGTAAATCTTCTTCGTAAATTAGAAGCCTATATAGATGCATTTGAGCTACAGACGACTTACTTAATTAAACTAAACAAAACTATCCTTGACAGTAGAAAAAGTATAGACGAGTTAGACTCCAAAGGAACCTTTCAATCGGATGATGAAGTAGGATTCTTCTTTGAAGGTCTTAAAAATATACAGGAAGAACTTGATAGGTACACCTTCGAGGTGGAAAATGCCGAGAAAAAAGAAAAATAACCAGTACTGGCCGAGAGAAGTAGACGACTATATTATAGCTTATAACTCTACTGATGATGTGAATGAAAAAGCTAAGATTTTTGAACGTCACCTACATTACCCTTTCTATAAACTCTCAGAAAATATTATACATACCTTTAAGTTCTACTATACCGATGTAGACGATGTAGAGGATTTAAAGCATAAGATCATAGCTTTAGTGATAGAGGAGAAGATAGACAAATTCGATCCCTCTAAAGGAGCTAAATCTTATTCCTACTTTGGGACCATTATTAAAAGATGGCTTATTAATTACAATAATAAGAACTATAAGAAGTTAAAAAAGAAAGGCACCTTCGACGAGTATGAACAAGACGTTCAAGCTCCAGATGAGATTATCCATATTAATGCCCTTTCCTTAACAGAGTTTTTTGATGTTTATATAGAACAAATGTACGACGAACTTGATGACCTCTTCTTTAAAGACTCTGATAAGCAGATCGCAGATGCCATTCTAACCATCTTCTCCACCCGTAGAGATTTAGAAATCTTTAAAAAGAAAGCTCTGTACATCTATATAAGAGAAATAACCGACTGTAAAACTCCCCATCTCACCAGAGTAATAAAAATTCTCAAGGAAAGATTCTACCATTTGTACAATGAGAGGTACGCTGAAGGATTCCTATACCGGTAAAATATATATCCCTCTTATATTTATAAGTAAAAACCATGGGATTCGAGACTGAAATATTTAAAGGTAAATCGTTATCCGATCTTTTTTCTGAAATTTACGATAATTCTCGTAAGAAAGATAAACAGATATCCACACTCATCTCAGAATTAAAGCCTCTAATCGAAGACGTAGGTGATGCAACTCTTGTTGTACCTATGATTAAAGAGTATCTTGAAATTGGAGTTAAAAACGACGAACAGTTAGTTAAGATAGCTACCATCGTACAGAGGCTTGAAACTTCTATTCAGAAGAGCTCTGGTGACGGTGATTGGTTTGATTCAATAGACTTGCAGGGACTAATTGAGGCAGAAGATACTATTGAGGAAAAAATAGAAGCAGTAGAAGAAGAGTTGAATCAAGAAGAACAAGAGGAAGGAGATGGCATATAATCCTAATCTTGCTAATGCTAGCAGTTTTTTCAACTCCGGTAATATTCAATCACAACCTATAAAGGAACGTGTCTTTGCTAGAGTAGTTGATATAGTCTTAGATGAATCTCATCAGGATTTTAACGAGTTTGGTAAACTTGATGCTATAAACGGTATTCGTTATAAAGTTCTTAGAAGTAATCAGGATGAAACAGATCCTCAAAATCTTCCTTTTGCCTATTGCGGGGAGTCCATACTTAAGAGAATACCCCTCATAGATGAAGTAGTTGAAATAGTCAACGAACCATCTAACTCAGTTAACGAAACTTCCTACAGTACCCGCGACTACTATATTAAACCATTAAATCTCTGGAATAACGCACACCATAACGCTCTTCCAGATATAATCAATGGAAAAACTGAAGCAAAACTAGGTAAAGACGTAGTTGAAAGAGAAGATATAGCAACACTACAGCCCTTTCCTGGAGATCTTTATGTAGAAGGCAGACTCGGACAGAGTATAAGACTATCTGGATATAAACATCCTAAAAATATATTTACGGATGATTCTAATAACGGGCAACCGCTTACTATAATAAGAGTAGGTCAGGACCCTGAAGCTGATATATTTAAAAACTATGTTGAAAATGTAAATACTGATGATGCCTCTATTTACATGACTTCCAACCACACTATACCTTTAACCCAATCTTCGGATAAAAGAGATACATATAGAGAAACTAAACCTGACGATTTAAATATATTTCAAGGAAGACAGGTTATTATTGACAGCGGTAGAGTAGTATTACATGCAAAAGATGACCACTTACTACTTAATTCTGTAAAATCTATCGGGCTCTCCAGTACAACAGTAAATATAGACAGTTCAGAGTACTTGCAGTTAGATAGTCCTTCCATGTATTTGGGGGCTGGAGCAGAACAGCCAGTACTAAAAGGTGATCAAAGTGTTGATCTTCTGAGAAATTTATTGGATATTCTATTATCAATGGCACAAGTACATAGTCAGGCTAAGTTACCTGAACTAGCAGAACCGCAAATGGTTGCCGCATCTGCAGAAATGAGACCAAAACTACAGAACTTGAAATCTCAACTTGACTCCTTAAAGTCTAAAAAAGTATTTACCGAGTAATGGCTTTTCTTAACATTCCAGAATCCGGACTTAGTACCTCTATAGCTACGCAGATAGGAAAGTTAAAAGGAGAGTTTCAAACTAAGGTTGGTTCATCTCTAGATTCTATACAAGATAAACTAAAAGACGGTTGTCCCTCTGACGAAGAACTAAAGAATATTAAAAATCAGCTAGACAATATAGCACAACTATCAAACAACATCTCAGATAGACTCAAGAGATTTGAAGCTTTTGCTGGTCCTTTGGAGGCTGGATCTAGCGCACTTTCCGGAGTAGTAAGTACTCTAAAAGCTCTTCCTATACCGGGTCTAGCTCTTACAGCCGGACTTACTACAACCTTCTCAGATATCTTAAACCTAATAAAGGAATTCAGTACTCAACTAAGAAACAGCGGCTCAACAATCAGAAGCTTAGTTGCTCAAACAGAATCACTTAACCAGGTATTAAAATCCGCTGAACGAGTTAGTAAACGGGTAGATATAGCATTGCAATTCTGTGCTTTAGCAGACGGAGACCTTCCAGCTGAATGTATAGATAAAATTGTAAATGGGACCGAAGAAGAAGCTGCTCAATGTATAGCGGACTTTAACAAAAGACTTGGCTCTAACTTACAGAACGAAGATAAACTCAAGGAGGAAGCAGACTCCGTAGAAGATGAACGTTATACTGGTCCCGATGGCAGAGAATATATAATTAGAATTATACAAGTTATATCTGAATATACTCGTGCCCCAAAAAGACAGGCTGTAGCTGAAACTCTTCAAGGTGTTATTAAGTTTAAAAGCGACAGTTCTTTCAGTTCGTCAATCGACGTTTTAAAGCGACAAGTTAAATTCAGAATAGATAATTCACAAGTTTAAGTAAACCATATTTATAAGTATGAAGGCAAATCAACTAAAAAATATAATAAAGGAAGCAGTTAAAGAAGCTGTAAGAGAGGAGATAAAAGAGCTCTTAAACGAGGCAGTTGCAAATGCTTCAAGTCCTACATCCAAAACCGTAGCTCAACCGGTGCAGAAGAAATCTATTAAGTCTGGCGATCCAATAATGGAAATGCTTAATATGACTAAACAGAGTATGACAAGAGAAGACTTTAAAAACGTACTCGGTAGTAATATACAACCCGGTATGGAGTCAGTAAATTTTAATACAAACTCTATGCCTATCTCTGCTCCTGCTGGTCCTCAACCTGGTTTAGATATTAGTAAGTTGGATTTTGTAGGAAAGGCTGCAGCAGTATATAATAAATCCGTAGAAAAAGACAAGTTTAGAGTAGGTGGATAATGGCATTTGATGTTAAACGTATAGATCCGTTAGATTTACAGCCTAGAAAGGCCATCGGAGTTTCTTTGCCATTTTCTGGTCGAGGAGTTTTTAACTCTACGTACACATCCAAAGATGCCGTTAAAACTAATTTGATAAACTTACTACTAACCGGAAACGGTGAGCGATACTTAAACCCGTTCTTAGGTACAGGCCTTAGAAGCTACCTATTTGAAAATATTACAGAAGACACTCTAAGAAGAGTTAAAGCAGATATTTCTAATACAATAAACATATATTTTCCTAGAGTAGAGATACTTGAACTTCAAATATCCAGCGAACCTGATACTAACACGTTTGTAACTTTCCTAAGGTACAGAGTTACGGAATCAGATATTCAAGACGAGATTATAATTAATATAGAACAGTAATGGCCCAAGAAAGAGACATAAAGTATATCAATAGAGAATTTAGTGACTTTAGAGGTCAATTAATAGAGTACGCTAAAAATTATTTTCCGGATTCTTATAATGACTTTTCTCCCACCTCTCCAGGTATGATGTTTATAGAAATGGCATCCTACGTTGGAGACGTACTTTCTTTTTATCAAGATACTCAACTACAGGAAACCTTCCTACAACATGCTAAGAACCCAGGTAACTTATATAATTTAGCATATATGATGGGGTATAGACCCAAGGTTACCTCTGCATCTGAAGTTGAGCTAGATATTTCATTAACAGTTTTAGATAACGGTGCTGGTGCACCCCAATACCCTACAGACGGACAAGCTATAGTAGAAGCTAATACAGTACTTAAAGCTTCATCCGGCAACGGTACTCAATTCGTATTGCAAAACCCAGTAGATTTTAATTTTTCTAGTTCTTATGATCCTACAATAGCTAGTATAACTAGTTTTGATGGCTCCGGAGATCCAGAAGAATTCACTCTAACTAAGAAGGCCAAAGCTTTTTCAGCTGAGATTATAACAACAACTCAAACTTTTGATAAAGTAGAAAAATTTGCTACTATAACAATTGACGATACAGACATCATAGGTATATTAGACGTAACTGATGACAGTACGAATAGGTGGTACGAAGTACCTTTCCTAGGTCAAGATACAATTTTTGCCGAATCTGCTAATACAGAATCTGATAAAGGTCTTGTACCTACTAGTTTGAGCCTGGTTAGAACTCCAAGAAGATTTGTAAGTCGATTTAATTCTTCCGGGCAACTAACACTTCAGTTCGGATCAGGTATTACCGGAGATGACGACTCTGATATAACACCTAACCCTACAAACGTAGGTATGGGTACAGCTCAAGGTGTTAGTAAAATTGATATAGCTTATGACCCAACCAACTTTCTTTTTACTCAAGCTTACGGACTAGCTCCTTCAGCAGGTACTACCTTAACTATAAGGTATTTGAAAGGTGGAGGAGTTTCTGCTAATGAGGAATCCAACTCAGTAGATACCATAAGCACATTAGTTACTGACGGCTCTATAAGTATTAGTGACTTAACAATAGATAATCCTAAACCTGCCTCAGGAGGTAAAGATGGGGACACTACTGAAGAATTAAGGCAGAACTCATTAAGATCATTTAATGAGCAGGGTAGAACAGTATCTCTTAGGGATTATGCTATACGAGCCCTCAGCATGCCAGCTAGATTTGGATCTATAGCTAAGGCGTATGCTATACAGGATCAGCTTTCAAATACTGAAAGTAACGTAGATACTATAGTAGATAACAATCCGTTAGCTATATCACTCTATACCTTAAGTCAAGATATAAACGGTAAACTTACAACATCGTCCACCTCACTTAAGAATAACCTAAAGCAATACCTCTCACAGTACATTATGATTACTGATGCAGTAAATATTAAGGATGCTTTTGTTGTTAACATAGGCGTACAGTTTGAAATTTTACCTCTCCCTAACTATATCGGTAGAGATGTACTATTGGAGTGTACAAATAGACTCATTGATTATTTTAATATATCAAATTGGTCTATTAACCAACCTATTAACTTTTCTCCTATATATACTCTGCTTGACAAAGTTAAAGGTGTTCAATCAGTACAGAATTTAAAAGTTAATAACAAAGTAGGAACGTTAAACGGAAAAGAATATTCTCAATACGCTTACGACGTTGAGGGTGCAACTAGAGGAAATATAGTTTATCCTTCTCAAGATCCTTGTATTTTTGAAGTAAAATATCCAACCACTGACATTCAGGGCAGAATAACGACTTTATAAGATGGCAATATATAAAATTTTTCCGGAATCTGATACTTTTATCTATAGTGAAACTCCTACTGCTAATGCTGGTAGAGACGAAATACTAGAGATCGGGGGATATAGAGATATAACTGGCCTCGGTAGAACTAAGAGAACCCTTATTAAGTTTAACAACAACGAAATTAAAGACGTAGTTGATAATAAAATAGGAGCATCTACTTGGTCTTCTAGCTTACATGTTTATTTAGCTGAAGCATCAAACCTACCAACAACGCACAGTATATACGCATACCCAATAGGACAGAGCTGGGAGAACGGTACCGGTAAATTTGGTGATCATCCCATCGATGAAACAGGAGTAAGTTGGCAGTACAGAGAGGCAGGTAGAAATAATGCTTGGCCCGGCACACTAGGATTTCCAGTTCCTTTAACTGGTTCCTTTATTTCCGGTCAAGCCGGAGGCGGTACTTGGTATACTGGTTCAAATGGAGTAGATTTAGAGGCTGAACAAGTGTTTCCGCTTAATAGTACTTTAGATTTAGATATCAATGTAACTAACGCAGTAACTCTACATTATAGTGAGTCTATTGTAAATAACGGATTTATACTAAAATTACCTGATAATCTAGAATTTAATACAACTGCATCCGCACAATTGAGGTATTTCGGTGCAGATACAAACACAATTTACCCTCCTTCTTTAGACTTTAAATGGGATGATAGTTCATACAGTACCGGAAGTCTTTCCGTTCTTGATAATAGTTTAAGTACTATAAATATTAAGAATAATAAAGGGGAGTATATAGACGAAGGAAAACAGAGATTTAGAATAGCCGCTAAACCGAAATATCCAACAAGAACTTTTACTACATCCTCAGTATACTTAACTAACTATGCTCTTCCTTCTGCCTCCTATTGGGGGCTAAGAGACGAACACTCAGAAGAGATGGTAGTTAATTTTGATACAGATTTTACCAAAGTTAGTTGCGACAGCTCCGGACCTTACTTTGATGTTTATATGAACGGATTACAGCCGGAAAGATATTATAGGATTTTAATTAAAACAACATTAGACGGCAGTACTACAGTAGTAGATAACGCTAACATCTTTAAGATAGTTAGAAATGGCTAAGATAGATCTTAAAAAGACGGTCTATAATAAAGATCAATTTAATAGAGTTACAGGTGGTAGAGGATTTACTACTTTTACTTTAGACGGAGATGGTGTAACCTTTACCGTCGAAGATTTCTTTAACGAATACGACAATCTCTTTTTATCTATATCGGTCTTTGGAGATATAAACTCTCACGAATACCTAGTACGCAGAAGTAGTGAATTAGTAGGGTTTCAAAGAACAACTGAAGATATTCAACCACTATTAGACGAAATCGCCAGCTTAAGAGACCAACTACTACAATCACGTCAAGAAAATATCAACTTACAGATAGAAGCAGCAGGCGGAGGATCAGCTTCAGCTCTTAATGACCAGTTTAATGAACTCTTAGCAGCTTTAGCAGAACCACCTCAATTTGATGTTGACATAGAAGGACTAGATGGACTAGATGATGCATTAGCAGCACTTGCAGCAGCCCAAACAGCAGGTCAAACAACCGGGGAAGATACACCGGATTTCGTTGCACCAAATATTAGAAAATCGTTTAATATACCGCCAATGGTTATAGGTGCTACAAAAGAAATAGATGTGGCTAGAGAGATCATTAATGCCTACAGCGGTTTCAATTCTCTACCTTTTACAAGTATAGAAATAATCGGCGTTCAGCAAAAAACTACTTACGGTATAGCTGAAATCACAAACGACAATAATATCAGGTTTACTATTGATAACCCGGAACTTCTAGATACTAGACCTTCCGTCATTGAGTTTACTTATGAAGTTAAAAATAACAGACTACAAACTGCATCTAATAAAATAACTTTAAACTTAGTATTACCTGAACTTCCCAGTAACGGGGATCAAAATCCTCTTGGCGGACCTCTATCTAGCGATCCCGATACCGGCTCTACTGACGACTCAAGTCCTGGTCAAGAAGGTGATGATTTTAATAATAATGAAGGCTCTGACGGAACCGGTGGTGGTGGAGGCAATGCAAACGGTACTAATGGGCCCTTATTTGCAGATTAGGAAAAATAATTGGATATAAAAACTACATATAACGTAAAGGTTGGTACACCCGAATCTCTAACTAACTTCAACAAGTTAAGCAATAAAGATTTACCATTAATTCAAACTCAGAAGATAGACACCCAGTTCAATCAGGGCAAACACAGAGTTGATGTTCATTTTTATTCTTTAGATGGTAGATTACTTCAAAGTAAGGTGAATTCCACTAACTACAGCATTCAAGCTGGTTCTTCTAACGTACTTGATGAAGTAGTTGACATTATTGTAGATCCCACTAAGGATGTAGTCGATGCCGGGTACGAGAATGGAGATATAAATGTCCTCTATAACTTTGTAAACACTCTCTATTCAAACTCAAATACTAGACCTATTTTCTACGTTGAGAGTATATCTCCTGATAGAAGAGAGATTCGTGCTTTAACAAACGATCTAGATAAAGATACAATCGTAGACTTTACTAATCAGATTAAAACAAGATTAGAAGAACAGCCGTACTTTGAAGACTTTAGAACTAACTTTGGTAAAAATAAGCTACCAATAGCAGTTAATATTGAAACTAGTGAATATAAAGGTGATCAAGCTATTTTTATTAGATTCTACGATGCTCTACCTACTGAATTTACAGTAAAGAGTACCTTCCTTGTAGAAGAGCTTATAGGTAACAGTGTTTTATACGAAGTAACTACTAAAGTAGATGCCGAGGCTGTTGACGGTACCATTGCTCTTAGAGGAGCAAACTTTAATATAGAATTAGTAGAAGAAAACAATAACCCAACTGGATACTTAAGCTATGACGAACTTTTTAGCTATCCAGTTACTAATTCGTATTATGAAGTTTATTCTCTATTCAATGAAAAAGGGGCTCAAATTAGTATTGATCATTCGGATTTTTCTGAATTTATACAATTTTCTTCAGCGGAAGAGAGGATACGGAATTTTTACTATAAGGCTTCTTTACTTGAATCCTATAGAAACCAAATCGTCGCAAGAGCGTCTCTTACAGCAAGTATTGAGGAAAATATAAGAGGTATAGTAAATAATTTTGACCATTATGATAGGTATCTATATTTCGAAACAGGTTCAGATGCGTGGCCGAAAAATTCATCTACTCGACCTTATACTCTTTTTTCAACCGGTAGTAGTCAAGTACAGTCCTGGTATACTGGCAAAATAAACCAAGCTTCGCTCTTTGACGCTCAGAATCAAGATAGACTAACTAATACGATTCCTTCTTTTATTAGAGAAGATTTAAATAATGCTCCCTATTCCCTTTTTGTAGATATGATAGGTCAGCATTTTGATAACTTATGGATCTATTCAAAAGCTGTAACTAGTAAGTATGACGCTGACAATAGATTAGATTTTGGTATATCTAAAGATCTAGTAAGAGATGCCGTAGAGAACTTCGGTATAACTTTATACAATAATAACGAAGCATTAGAAAACTTATTCTCAGCCTTTACTGGTGAAAGCTATAATTCTGGAAGCGAAGATATAAGATCACTTATAGTCGCTGTAGAAGGATCAGGAAGTCTAACAGGATCTTTAGGTAATTCACATCTACAGCCTATGCCTAAATCTTCTTATCAAAAAGAAGTTTATAAAAGAATTTATCACAATATACCGTTACTATTAAAATCTAAAGGTACGGAAAGAGGATTAAGAGCATTAATTAACTCTCTAGGAGTTCCTTCTGATACTCTTTCAATAAAAATGTATGGCGGTGCTACAGAAAGCGGGTCCATTTTCTACGGATCAGAAACTGAATTTACAAGTTCGTTAGATAAAATACGGATAAGTAATACAGATACAGTAACAACCGGAAGTACCCTATCTAGCTTTACCTCAGTAGTTAAACCCGGTAAAGATTACAGTACAGATTTGCATACGGTTGAAGTAGGTTTCTCTCCTACCGATAACCTAAATAAATTTATTAAGGCTCATCCTTCTATGTCTTCGTTTAATATTGACGAATACATTGGTGATCCGGGACTTGCCTACTCTAGTAATTACGCTACTTTAGACGAGTTGGCAGATACAGTATTTACATCCGGCTCAAGCTATACTAATGTTTATAATGCTTTTGATTTTGTAAGACTAATTAAGTTTTTTGATAATTCACTATTTAGAGTTATTAAAGACTTTGTGCCTGCCAGATCAAATATAAGTACCGGTATAATAGTTAAGCCACATATTCTTGATAGAAGTAAAGTTAAACAGCCGGAAGTTAAGTGGTCCAATCAAACCTCTCCTAAATTTCTACACACCTCTACAGACCTAGATTATACAGGTAGTTATTATAGTACTAATTTCTCTATAGATGCAAACATTGAAACTGCTTTTATAACCGGTAGTACAGGTTTAGACGGTGAATATACTTCTTCCTATACAGAAACGTATGCTAATCCTTCTGGAGGGTATCAGATACTAACTCGTAATAATCACGACGAAGCTAGTTACACCGGTGAATTCTCAGGTAGTTTAGTTAAAGTTTCCAACGGGAACCTAAATGAAGATAATCCGTTTAAGTATATAAAAAATTCTGGTTTTTCTTTTAAGTTTTTTCCATCTAGTTCCTTCTCCAGTTTAAGCTCTTTTATACAATCTGACTTTTCATCCACAGATAACGTAACTTTATGGATCTCTCAAAGTATAGTTAGTAATTACACCTCGTCCACTATAGAAGCCTTAGCTATTCCAACAGTAAGTCCTAATGCAGGTAACATTGCTAGCGTACTTGAGAATGCGACTGAAGTAGTTTTTGAGTATGTAAAGTTCATAACTACTAATGAATTTGTTACTTCTCCTAGAAGGCTTTCCTTCGTCAATAATAGTGGACAGGAATTACAAGACGAAAATATACAATTATTAGTAAGTGAAAACTCTATAAACTCTTCACATGAGATTAGTTTTACAGGAGATACAGTAGGCGGAAACGAGCCCTACTCTGCCTCACTAGAAATAGATTTTGCTAATATTCCTAATAATACTCAAGTTGACATACCATTTAACTACCAAGTTTTACATACTTCACAAGGTGGAACAGATTCAAAATTAATAGTTCAACTAAGGGATAAAACAACAGACGTTGCATATAGCGGAATGAGCTTTTCTCTAGACTTAAATAATTTTGAAACAGGTACTCAACTACTTTCTTTTAAAAATGAAACAGGGTCGCCTCTTCAAAATGTAGAGTTTTTGTTTAGAGTTACCGTTCAAGCAGTAGGTTCTCCTCCTAATAATATTCCGGAGGTTAGTATAACTAATTTACAAGCAAAGTATAAAGAGGATGGTCAAGGATTTTATTCATCCGGAATACACACAAGAAAGAGACTTAAAGATGCCTATTATTATAAACTTACTGATGTTATAACTATTCCCACAAGCTCAGCTCAATTGGGAGTATCTTCTTCTCAACAGTACAATGTTGGACTTTTACCCGAATCTAACGAATTATTTAGATTTAACGATTTTGCATCTACAAGTAACAGTGTAGATTCGGTACGAAACTCTACTACCCGACTTACGGTTGACGAAAGAACATATACCCCAACGCAAGGCTCTTATAGAGGATTGTTCTTACCCGGGAATTACGAAGTTATATCCAGTAGTATAGCTAATGGCGTAGAAGGACTAGATAAAAGATTTTTTGCTGAAATCCAGGATTCAAACTATTACTCTACTGGTTGGAGAAACGGTAGATATGACGGTACAGAGACTACAAATATAGCTCAAGGGACTGCTACAGTAGGTCAAGAACCGTCTTTAACTTTCTCTTCATTTAATGGTAGCTTATTTAGTACTAATTCTACAACAGCTGAAATTGAAGCAATATTTAGTGGATCTGATAAAAAAGAAGACGACGTTGAAGTTTACTTTAATACCTACGGGTTAAATAAAAAAAATGACTTAACACTCACCTCAGTTGCATCCGCAGTCTCCGGTACACCAAGTAACCCTACTGTATCGGCTATAAGTGTAACTAATTTTACAGTAAACCTTCCGAATAGTAACTTAGGGGAAGCCCGTTATTCTGGCTCTATTGGACCTGTTGGTTCGTCGAATTTGGTTAGAGTTACTTATACTCTTTTATTTGAAAACCTACTGCAATCCGCTATAAACTCAGGAGGTTCTAATCTTACCCTTAGGCTTATAGACGGTACAACTGTCAAAGCTAGTAAAAGTGTAGATATAAAAAATATTACTCAAGGAACAGTACAAACCTTTGAAACTCATATTAGTCCTCCATCAACTGATATAGTTAATGCTGCTCTTCAATTCTACTTTGATGGTTTTGAAGGGGACGGTAGTAGTTCTCCTGACATTACTTTAAATATTTTAGATATTAAAAGATTTAGCGATGGAACGTTAATTCCTTCCACTATAAATTCTAATAATATAGTAACATCCAGTACATATAAAAGAACTATACTTAGTAAACAAATTCCCCCAACCCCAACTAACTCTTCAGGGTATGAACGGTTAATTAGTGCTAAAGTATATAGGTTTGACACAGGAGAGGTTTATACAACCAACGATCGGGGAATAGTAACAAATATAGAATAGTAAAAATATCATATATAACATATTTATATTATATAGTAGCAATTAAACAAACACAAAATGGGATACTTAAATAATTCTGTTGTAACCGTAGACGCAATATTAACTAAAAAAGGACGAGAGTTACTCGCCCGCGGAGACGGTTCATTCAAAATAACTCAATTTGCCTTATCAGATGATGAAATAGATTATACTCTTTATAATCCTTCTCACCCATCTGGTTCTGCATACTACGGCGAAGCCATCGAGAACATGCCAGTACTTGAAGCCTTTCCAGATGAAACTCAAATTATGAAATACAAGCTTACTACTCTTCCAAGGGGTACAGCTAAACTTCCTATACTTAATGTTGGATATTCTTCTATTTCATTAAAACAAGGAGCTTCTCTTGCAATATCACCTGAAACGTTAAACTACCTAGGCGCCACTTCTGTATTTGAAAACGGTGGATATCAAGCTACTATAGCCGATGCACGTTTAATGGGTGACTTCTCTGGTACAGGTATAGCTACTGCAGAAGCTCAAAAGTTAAACAGTACAACTACTTTAGGTACTAACGTATCAAAGACAGTTATTGGAACTAGCATTAATTTGAGAGCTACAACTGTAAATACATTATTCGGTACTAGAACAAGTTTACAGACAACACTAACCGTAATAGGAAGAGATTCTGGAGCTAGAGTATCCATTCCAGTTACTATTACTAAAACTAACTAAGAGACATGTCGTACAAAAGATTTGACGCAGATGACGTTCTAATAAGTGCAGAATCAGTTACTACATCTGCTTGGAGCGGTAATGTAACTACTCTTTCTTCTTTCTACACTTCTTCAACCCAGTATAATAGTACGTCTGGTGACTATTACGTAAACATTTTTAATCAGGATCCTTCCGGTTCAGGAGAAGAAATACAATTTACAGTAGGATACGCTAACAAAAACGGAGCAGGTACAGTACTATTTAATAGCGGTATCGCCGGCAAGTCCCCTTCAGATACAGTTTACGGGCAATATAGAACCCTAGTACTAGGAGATGAAGATTCTAATTTTACGTTCGGTTCAGGAGATAATACTTTTACATCTGATAGCTTCTACATACTTTCTATTGACAGAGGTAGGTACAAGGAGAAGATTCTTCCAGGTAGTTTTGAACTCACTCTAACTAAAGGGTCAGATTCAATAATACTAACTGACACCTCTACTACAACTACCACCCAAACGTTCACCGATGCCGGTAGAGTGTACGAGCTTAAAGCTAATGTATCAGCTTCTGTCTCAAACTCAGGTAGTTATGGTAAGCTTTTACCCGACGTTGGTATCATCTTATTAAATGAGGCAACTTTAGATGCAACAGTAGCCGACGGAGGTTTAGCACTTGCAACAGGAAATAGTACTAATACTAATAACGAGAATCCTAAAAAACTTTTCAACGCTATAGTATCAGGTGGAAGTTTTAAACTATCTTCTCAAGAGACGGTATCTTCTAACTTTATATTTGCTAGAGCACGTAATAGTGAATTTAATTATAGTACTAATCCATCTATTCTAACAGGTTCTGGTGAACTTAGACATGACGTTCTTATTGACTCTCCAGAAACTTATATAACTACAGTAGGGTTATATAACGATAATCAAGATTTACTTGCGGTTGCAAAATTATCCAGACCTTTACTTAAAAACTCTACAAAAGAAGCACTAGTAAGAATTAAGTTAGATTACTAATGAATGAGTGCTTTCAAAAAACTAGATCGGCGAGATGTATTTGTAACATCTCATCTTGCTAAGAAGTCTTTTTATACTTCCGGCAGTACTAATGTTGCCGATCAAGTAACCTTCAATCCCGGTACATCTGGATCTTTAGTATACTCTGGTTATACTTTTAAGGAGTCATTAAGATATCAACCTTATTCTTTTGAACAATTACTATATTATAGAAGTATTCAAGAACTATATTATAGTAACAACTCCTCGGGTAGTTTATTTTTAACCGGTTCTTTTGAGAACTACTTTCAATCTTCTCTTAATCATTCCGGTTCTAGAAATTTAAATAGTAGAGCTGGTGTAGTTTCGTTAAATAGAAATGTAGTGGGAACAGGAATATTTCCTGGTTCATTCTTATCCGGAAAATTAGACGACAGCTATGTTTACGATGAAGGAGATTACGTTCTAGAAACTATTCCTGCAGGCGGAGACTACATAGAAAATAAACCTACTGGTTCTATAATTGAGGACGGAGAAGGTAGAATTATAGCTAATGAAACAGGCTTTTTAGGAACATCCGAAGGTGATTATGTTGGCGACTTGATTTATACACATGGATTAGCTATATTTACTAAAGAAAAGTTCGCTAAGTACTTTAGTAATCTAGGTAGACCTGATTTAAGTTGGAAGAGTACTAACCCGATTTATACTGCTAACTATACAGTAAAAGTCAGAGATGAGGAATTTAACTTTTCACTTAACCCTTCCTCTTTAAAAGACGAATTTGGAAACATAGCAGACAACATATCAGGTAGTGAGTTTAAACCTTACGTTACATCAATTGGACTCTATAACGACAGTCAGGAGTTAATTGCAATTGCCAAATTAGGGCAACCTATACCTAAGTCGACTGATACGGATATGACGTTTGTAATTAAACTTGATGTTTGATATTTATTAATATGAGCGCTTTTAAAAAATTAAGATCTACAGATAGTTTTATATCGGTTTATAACGCCCACAAAAACAGAACGTTTAACAGTTCTTCATTCGGTGAGTATGGAATAACTGTAGAAGCCGCTGTAAGAGATACCGGATCTTTACTTCCAGCGGATAGCGACTATAATGAAGCTTTAAATTACAGAAGTATAAATCATCTTTATTACAACGACTTTAATGATGAAAGTGGTATTTTAGTTTCTGGATCATTAGAGCACTATTTAGACACCTCTTTATTTTCAGGTTCACGTATATTACCAGAGTCTGCTTCTATTATTTCTATACCAAAGGATCTCGCAGGAACACATATTAAACCTGGTTCTTTTTCCTTCTCTATAGACCTAGGGATACAGGCCTATAAGTTTGAAAACCTTGGATTCGATAATGACGATGACGCAGGAGCATGTAATGAATACCCAGACAGTACTCCAACAGTATACGGAGAAAATAGAGTATTAAAAAATAATATTGATTTATTTGATAATCCCGAACTAACTGACGATACTAATGCTCCAGGGTACTACTCAGATGGGAATACATGGATACGGATAGACAGTTTTGGTAGCAGGATTAGTAGCGGTAACTGTTCTATCTCATCTGGTACATTAAGTAGAGGGATCCCAATATATTCTGGAAATAAATTTACGCTACAAGATAACGGAGAAGGTGCTTTATCAGGCTCTGGTACAGTTCCTGCATACCTTACTAGCACAGTCGGTACTAGGGATTTTTACGGAGATATTCTCTACAAACACGGGCTAGTGCTTATTACAGATGACGGTATCAACTCGGTACTTAATAGTACAGGTATATCAATTTACACAGCTAGTTTTGAATCCACCCAACCTATTTTTACTTCTAATAACTACTGCAAGACACTATCCTCAGATTTTTTATTTTCTACTAATCCTTCCGCCTGCCAACCTGAAGACGCATTATCAGGCTCTATTTCATACTCAGGTGGATTGCCTGCTAACAATGTAACTGGCAGTGAATTTAGTCCTTATGTCACTACTGTAGGACTGTATAATGATGCTCATGAACTTGTTGCAGTAGCTAAATTAGGACAGCCTATACCTAAGTCTAAAACAAACGATATGACATTTGTTGTAAAATTTGATATTTAATGTGGTTATTTAGAGATAAGGTTATTGAGAGTATTGAGGAAATGCCTCAAGATACGTATGGATTTATATATCTAGTTACTCACTTACCTTCAAACAGAAAGTACATAGGAAAGAAAGTGCTTTATTTTGAACGTAATGTAAAGATCGGAAAAAGAGAGTTAGAGCAGATAAAAGAAGAAAGAAAGGCTAAAGGTATTGGTGGTCGAGCTCCTGCTAAGAAGAAAGTTATAAAAGAATCTGACTGGAAGACTTATTACGGCTCTCAGGTAGAAATTAAAGAGTTGGTTAAAAACGGTAAGGAGTCGGACTTTAAAAGAGAAATTCTTAAATTTGTAGATAATAAAAAGCATCTTACTTACTTTGAGTGCAAATACCTATTTATATATGAAGTTTTGGAGAACAATCAAGAGTATATTAATGATAATATACTTGCAAAATTTTATTCTAGAGATTTTAAATGATTAAGCTAACCGATATTATTATTTCTACCCCTGGTATTGAGTACCACCTTAAACATGGGTTAGCATTACATGAAAATGTTTATCGGTACTCATCAGATGCATTTATAGATCTATTTGCTCAAGCACGTAAGCTATACGAAGGAAAACAAATAGAACTTATTCCGGCTGATTTAGAACTTATTTCCGAAACTGATATTGGAGAGTACGGAATATTTGAAGGTAGTAAAGTACCTCTAGATCTACCTATGTTTAATGAAGCCGAATACCAGGGTAAAGATGTTGATCTTAATAAACCTAAAAGAGGTGGATCCAAGAAATTTTACGTTTACGTAAAAAATAATAAAGGTAATGTTGTAAAAGTACAATTTGGTGCCAAAGGCGGTGGACAGAATCTTTCTGTTAAGTTAGATGATCCCGCTAGAAGAAAAGCTTTCGCCGATAGACATAACTGTAAAGATAAAAAAGATAAAACCAAACCTGGATACTGGTCTTGCCGTGTCAATAGATACTGGAAGTCCTTAGGCGGAAGCAAAAACTACCCCGGGTTTTGGTAACATATTATGTTCCCGTTTACTGAAAAAACAAAAGAGAACTTTGTAGTTCGTACATTTTCTCCATCCGTTGATCCGGAAGAACTTGTATGGCATAGAGACAAAGAAAACAGAACGATTCAAGCTTTAAATGACTCCGACTGGCAATTTCAGTTAGAAGATGAGCTACCTTTTACTCTAGAGAAGAATACCTTTATTACCGTTCCTAAAGGAGTTTACCATAGGATAATTAAAGGTACAGGGGAACTAAAGGTAGGTATCACAAAACATATTTGACTTTTATAAAGTACTTTCCTATATTATAGTACGTACGTAAAACAGTTATATGCAAGATTACTTAATATTACTAGGGGCGTTAGAAAACGTTCTAGGCAAGAGTCAGAAAAGGGCAAGAGATAATTATGCCTTTCACTGTCCTTTCTGTAACCATAAGAAGATGAAGCTTGAGGTTAAGTTAGGTACTGATTCCGAAGGAAAGAATCCATGGGAATGCTGGGTTTGCCGTACCCGTGGCCGTACCATTAAATCTCTTCTATACCAGCTTAAACTACCTAAAGAACAAGCTCATGAAGTACTTAAATTCGTACATAAAGGCGATACTACGTTTTATACTCAGAATACCTCTGTAGCTCTTCCTGAAGAGTTTCGTTCTATAAATGATCTTTCTCCTACTTCTATCATGGGCCAGAAGTTAAGAAGATATCTAAATAAAAGAGGTATATCTGACTTAGACATACTACGGTATAATATTGGCTTTTGTGACAAAGGTGAATATGCCGGCCGTATAGTTATTCCTTCCTACGACGAAAACAATAATCTAAACTTTTTTGTCGCCCGTACTTACGAAGACAACTGGATGAAATATAAGAACCCAGAAGCTTCAAAAGATATAATAGCATTTGAAAACCAAATAAATTGGTCTAAGCCAATTGTACTTGTGGAGGGTGTATTTGATGCAATGGCCGTCCGAAGAAATGCCATACCTATTCTAGGTAAAAGCCTTCCTCAAGCATTACTGAAGAAAATAGTGTCTGCCGGTAGCGAAGACATATACATAGCCTTAGATGGGGATGCTAAGAAACAAGCTCTCTCATATTCTGAGCAATTGCTTGACATGGGTAAGAACGTTTACCTCGTCGAGCTAAAAGATAAAGACCCAAGTGACCTTGGCTTTGCCGGTTTTACTAACTTAATACAACAGGCTCAGAGACTTGATCTTTCTCTTCTGTTAAAATATAAAATGTCATTATGATAAATGTAGGAACAAACGTCCTAAAAGAACACAGTAAAAACCGTCTTCAATTCGACGGTGATCTTAAACAAATAAATTTTCTTGATAGAAGAGTTTACCAAAGGAGTGAAGGAGTATACTACCCTTCTGTTACTACTATTTTACAGTATATGCCAAAGAATAAGTTCTTTGAAATATGGCTTAAAGACGTAGGGCATAATGCGGACTTAATTATGAGACGGGCAGGTAAAGAAGGTACTCAGGTACATGAAGCTATTGAAACTTTACTTGAGGGCGAAGAACTACATTGGATGGATGACTACGGTAATGCCAAGTACAATGAAAAAGTCTGGGAGATGATTAATAAATTTGTTGACTTCTGGACCACATATAAACCCGAGTTAATCTCTACTGAAGAGTTTGTTTTTTCTGACGAATATAGATATGCCGGTACAGCTGACTTAGTCTGTAAAATTAATGGAGAGGTTTGGTTAATAGATTTTAAAACTTCTAACTCTCTACATAAGTCATATGATCTCCAACTTGCCTCTTACGCTAAAGCTCTAAAAGAATCTAAAGGTATTGAGATAGAACGAACTGGTATACTTTGGTTAAAGTCTTCCAAAAGAGGTTCGTCTAAACAAAAAGGACGTATTCAAGGTAAGGGCTGGGAATTGAAAATGATAGATGATATAGAAGAGAACTTTGAGTTATTTCAACTTATACGAAAACTATACAACCTAGAGAACCCCGATACTGAGCCTATTTATACAAAATATAGCACAGTCCTTAAACTATGAAATTAGCACAAATACTATTAGAACAAGAGGGAAGACCTAAAGCCCTTATTATGGCCGGCGGAGCTGGTGCAGGGAAATCCTATATACTTAGCAAGGTAAATACTAGAGACATTACTCAATACAACCCAGATAAGTACGTAGAAGATCCTAACAGCCCTATGTACAATAACTTAGGTGCAGCATCACCTATGGTCAGGAAAGACGTACTTGCGGCTGTAGATGCTAAAGAATCCTTTATATGGGATACTACTGGGAGAGATATAGAAACTATAAGACAAATACAGGAAGAGGGTTATGATGTTTTCGTAGTAATGGTGTATACTCATCCTATTATTTCTTTTATTTCTAACTTTGAACGTTCACGTGCTGTACCAAAATCAGCTGTATTTTCTACCTGGCAACAAGCTTACGATCTTGTAGACAATTACAGAGATTTACTTGGAAAAAATTTCATACTTGTATCAAATATGCGAGGTGGAGAGTATGACAAACAGATTAAAGACTTTAATAAAGCTGCACAGAAAAAAGGTGCAGGTATCTTACAGTACTTAGATTCGATGATTTCTAAAGATCCTGAAAAATATAAAACTACTTTTTCAAAAGACTTCGACATTACTGACCCAGAACCTTTAGAGGCATATAATACAGAAGTTCAAGGCCTTAACTTTGAAGAAGATGACGAGTCAATGGTTAAGCAACTAAAAAGACATTTTATGAAGTCGTGGGATAAAAAAGGTCAAGGTCCTGGTCGTAAGTCGATGGAAACTAAAATTAAAAGTATTGAAAGAACTAGAGATAATGCTGCTGTAAAACATGAGAAGATATTGGATGAGATAGCTAAAATGGTACTTAATCCTAAATTCAATAAAATGCTAGATGCAGAATCACAATCAGAAGCTATATTTAAAGCTAATCAATTCTTAAAGTAATGGCAGTAGCAATTTTTCCTGGAGCTTTTAAACCACCTACTAAAGGGCATTTTTTAGCCGTCAAGGAACTTGCTACAAATACTTTCAAAGCTGCTAAATGGGACTCCGACCAAACAGGAAAGATTACTCCTGGTACTTTACGTTCGAAAAAAGCTGAAGAAAAAGTAGATACAGTAGTAGTTATTATTTCTAATAAAGCTAGAAATGGTATTTCTGCTGAAGATTCTTTGAAGGTCTGGAACATTTATAAAAAATATTTACCTAATAATGTAGATATACTAATTAGCCCTGATTCCGACCCTATTCGTACGGCTATAAAAATGGTAAAACAGAATCCGGATAAACAGTTCATAAACACAGTATACCTTAGAACAGAAAGAGACTATCCAGACTTATCAAGAATTAAGACTTTTGAAAAGTATCCTAACTCTAAAGGCCTAGCTTTAAAGTCTGATTTAGAAGGAGTAAGGGCTACTGATCTAAGAAAAGCCGCTATATCTAATAGTTTTGACCTATTTAAACAGTACATACCAGACGAACTAACAGAACCAGAAAGACAAACTATTTTTAACATGGTAAAAGATACAGTAAAAGCAGAACAAAAACTCTTTGAGGAGATGGGTGACTTTTTCGATAAAGTTTTTATAAGTGAAGAAAAGGACGTAGAAGAAGGTAATTCTGGTACTCCCATTAAGATGATGTCCGCTGTTTCTGCAGCAGATAGAGCTAAGCTCGTAACTGCTTACCATAGAATAGAGAACGTTTTAGGAAAAAACTTTTACGATATAAAATACAACGGTGACCATGTTAGAGTTCAGATACCTAATGAAGATCAAAAAGTAGGTTTTGATTATACCCCGTATATGGGATCCATTTTAGAGTATATGCTTAGTAGCGGAATGAATATAACTCCATTACCTGAAGTAAAGATTAAAAAAGATCCGGTTGAAGCAGTTGATTTTTTTGGTAAAACTGCATATTATGATTCTAACGTAAATGAGATTGTACTTTACGTTGAAGGCCGTCATCCAAAAGATGTAATGAGATCTTTCGTACATGAAATGATACATCATATGCAGAATATTGAAGGAAGAATAAATAATATAAAAACTACTAATGTTAATGAAGACGAAGCATTAGTAGAACTAGAAAAAGAAGCCTACATGCTTGGAAATATGACTTTCCGTAGCTGGGAGGATACAGTTAAGAATGGCTAAAACGTTATTAGAACTTCTAGGTGGACCTGATCCGTTGAGAGAAATTAAAGAAATTCCTCCTTATCAAATATATTGTGATATGGATGGAGTACTCTGCAACTTCAGAGCTAGGTTTGAACATTTTACAGGAATGAATCCTAGAGAGTATGAAGACCGATTTGGTAAAAACCAATTTTGGAATCTTATAGATAATGAAGTAGGACTTGTATTCTGGTCTAAAATGGATTGGACACCAATGGGCAAAATGCTTTGGAATTTTATTAAACCTTATAATCCACAACTTTTAACTTCTCCTTCCCGTGCCAATGAATCACGTCTAGGTAAAAATATTTGGGTTAAAGATCATCTTAATACTCAACCAAAAGTAAATTTTAGAAGAGCAAAAGAGAAGCATGATTTTGCTGATGAAAATTCAATACTTATAGACGATAGAGAAGATACTATAGAGAGGTGGAATAACGCCGGAGGTATAGGTATACATCACCCAGAAAATACAACAAACCTAACTCCTATTTTAAATAAATTTAAAGAACTCGGTTATGAGTGAGACACTACTAAAGAAAGAATTTAAAAAGTCTGACGTTGAACGTATACGTAATCTAGTAAAAAAAGATTATACTTCTAAAACTAAAGTCGGTTCAGGTTATAAGCAAACTTATATAGCCCGAAAAGAAGGAGATATTTGGGAGGAAGACGGACGTACTTGGACTATTGAGGGAGGATTAAGACAGAACATAACTAAGTTAGATGCTGCTAAAGATGCTTATAAGATTCCTTTGACTTGTCCTAAATGCAAAGGCTCTATGAGTCATTGGCTTGCTAAAAAGATGTTTCGCATCCACGGTTTCTGTTTTGACTGTACTATAGATTATGAGGCTAACTTAACAAAATTAGGTAAGTACGAAGAGTATGAAAAAGCAATGATGCAAGGTAATGTAAAAGAATTTGCTAAAGATCTTGAGCAATATATTATAGGTAAACTGGAAGAGAGTAGTGATTTTGTTACCGAACAAGGTGATGTAGAGGATTGGAATAATAACAGTACTCTTCAAAAAGAAAAAATACTTAAAGATTTAGCTAGTTTCACTAAACAAGTTAATCAATCCTTCGAAAAGTAGTCTATTTATTGGTATATTATCTTAAAACTATATACCCAGAGCTAATGCCCGAGCAGCAAGAACTACTTGAGTCCCTTCTATCTGAGATAAAATCCATGAAAAATAAACTCCCTAACGGGGAGTTAGTAGCCATGGCCTCAGATATGAAAGAAATGAAAGAAGACGTTTCCGATTTAAAATACACTCTTCTAAACCCAGAAGACGGCGTTATCGTTAAAACAAATCAGAATACATACTTTCGTAAAAGTATTCAGGATAAAGTAGAGAAAATAGATGATTTGGTAGCATGGAAAGATACAGTTACGAAAGCTCTATGGATACTTTTTACTGCTCTAATTGGTATAGTAGCTAAACTAGTTTCAATGTCCTGATGAGGAATAAAAAGAAGATATCATCTGATATGGTTGCATTTATGAGAGAACTCATAAAAGAAGAACTCTCTGTAGAAAGCCTCAGAAACTGGTTTGACGAGGAATGGGTTAGAATAGATACTCAAGGTAATATAACCGGTCCTTGCGGAACCATGAAAAATAAAAAAGTACCTTCTCGCTGTCTACCTAAAGCTAAAGCTCAATCTCTCTCAAAAGCAGAAAGAGCAGCTACAGCAAGAAAGAAAAAGAAAGCCGGTAAGACCGGTAAACAGTTTGTCCCTAACACAAAGAAAGCAAAAGTGACAAAAGAAGAAAAAGCAGAGTTATACTTTACAATATTAGAATCAGATTACAAACCCACCAATAGTGGTCTCTGGTCTAGAGCTATAGCGGCTGCTAAAAGAAAGTTTGATGTTTATCCATCTGCATACGCCAACGCCTGGGCCTCTAAATGGTACAAAGGTAAAGGCGGAAAATGGAAGAAAAAGTAACCGGTGTAGTTGGAAAGTATATTGCTACTTTAATGCATTCTAGAACCCAGGCCCATGTATTTCATTTACAAACGGCCTCGTATACTAGTCATAAGGCATTAAATGAGTATTACGAAAAAATTATTGACTTAGTGGATAGATATGCAGAAGTGTATCAAGGTAAATATGGAGTTATTAGAGGATACGTAGCTAGTAATTTAATTCTAGAAAATCCTGTAGAAACTAATAACTACTTTGAAGAACTATCTAAATTTATTGATAAGGTAAGTAAACTATTACCTGAAGATACATTTCTTAAATCTATCGAAGATGAAATAGCAGAACTTATTTACACAACAAAATACCTTTTAACACTATCGTAATGAAGAAATCAGAACTACGTGAAATAGTTAGAGAAGTTATCCGTAAAGTGGGAGACGAATACGCTGTATACCCTAAGAAAGGTGGTAAAAGATTAGGTACTCATAAAACTAGAAAAGGTGCCGAAGATCAAATGACAGCTATTCACATTAGTAAATATTCTGAAAATCTTGATCCTTCTTACAAGCACGACGGTAAAGCTGCACCTTACGGTTCCGGATATAGACCTGCAAAAAAAGTAAATGAATTAAAGTGTAAGTACGGTCAATACTTTTGCCCTCACGACAAGGTTTATAAATGTAGAAAGAGCCCTAAAAAAACCAGATCGGAAGACGTTCATAAACCAATGAACCCAGGTATACTTAAGAAAAGACTAGGTAAGTTATCTTGCTCTAAAGTAAGAGCGGAAAGAGCTAAGTTAAAAGACAAAGGTACTACCTACGCTAAGGCTTTGCAAAGATACCTGAATTACCACTGCCAGTAATGCTACTCGATACTCTCATACCTCATGAAGTATTTCATAAGTATGACTGGTACATATCTGAACACTCAGGCTGGTACTTTCATAAATACTCTGATAACGAAAACATTATTGCATCAGGTAATAAGTTTATAGAATCGGTTGATGACTTACTTAAACCGGTTGTTACGGTTCTTCATGACAAACAGATTAGAACTACTCCTAGCTGTTCAGGACATTTTTATAATAGAGACGAATACGTAAAAGTTTTCTTTCAGTTAGAGATGATTGAACAGTTAATTAAAACTACTGGAGTAGAGTTTACAAATATAGAGACCGGTGAAACTCTTTTTACTTATAACCCTGAGTACGAACGTCTACAGTATGTAGATCAAGAAATTTTTGTAGATAATGTTGTCGAATATGCTAAGGTTGGTATATTAGGTCTAAAAGACTCTAGTTCTTATTTTTTTAATAAATTTAAAGAAGCAAGCATACAGAATATAGATTTATTTCAAGAGGGAAAATATACTTTTATTAAAACAACTCCTAAAAATTTTGACGAGTGTACGTACCTATGGACAGAGGTCTTACGTATTGTAGAATAAAACCTATTTATATATACTATGAAACTACTTGAACTTATACTAGAAGCAGAAAAGTGGGAATCTTGTCCTAGAGCAACTCAAGATGTTGAGTTTAATACTAAGAATAGAGACCACGCAATAAAGGCAGACTGGATATCTTACGGTCCTCTAAACGTTGACGAACCTGGTGACTACTGGGATAAGATAGCCGAAAAATGGCAAACTACTGTTGAAGCAGCTAAAGCTTCTCTATGTGGTAACTGCGTTGCTTTTGACATCTCTCCTAGAATAAACGAATGTATGCCCGGAGAAACTTCTGATAAAGATGGAGTACTTGGCTACTGCTGGATGCACCATTTTAAATGCCATTCAGCTAGAACTTGTAATACATGGGCAAAAGGTGGACCTATTGACGAAGATTCCGTATCTTTCGATTGGGCAAAACGTAATCAAGAAAGCTTATGAATATGACTAACGAAACTAAAACTGCTCCGGCCGGCCACTACTATACTAAATCTGGTAACCTTGTAAAAGGACGTCTTACTAAAGATGCCGAAGAAAGAGGTGCACGTAAGTCTGACCCTAAAGATAAAATGAGATCTAAAACTCCTGCGGTAACTCAATACAATCCAGAAGAAGCCACTGACGGTTCCGTAACAACTTCTGATGCTAGAGAGGCTGAAAAATTAGCTAAAAGAGGAATTGACGTTAAATTAGCTGACGACGATATGAACGAACAAGATAACATCGAATACTCTCAGATTGAAATTAAACATATAGCTGCCGAAGTAGGAAAGGCTCTTAATAGTGCCTTAGAGCAGTTAGGTGAGGCTGTAGTAGCTATGAAGGTAAAAGGTATAGAAGGTTCTCCTAAAGGCGGTAGTTTTGAGCTTACTGTAGATTACGAAGGCGATGGAGGAGATGACGAATTTTCTTTTTATGTTTCCGGTAAGGAACTTCATTTAACAGACTTTACTTTTGATAAAGTAGTTGGAGAAGTTGGAGTTCTTCCATCCGGTAAGCCAGTTCTTAACAGAGATGTTATTAAAAATAATTTAGTAAAACACTTTCGTTCTAAGTATCTAGAAGAAAAGAAAGGTAAAGATCACGACGGAGACGGTGATATAGATTCTGATGATTACTTAGCAGCTAAAGATCAAGCCATAAAAAAAGCAATGAAAACTGAACAACACGACGATTCTGCCAAAGATATTAAAGGTAACACATTACTAATAGGCGATACCATACAGCTTGAAGGAACTGAAAGAATGTTTAAAATAGGTATTGGACCAAATGGTATGGTAAATCTTTACGAAGAAGGTAGTGATACTGTAGTACAAGGCGGTACTGAATTATTTGAAAAAATTATTAAATCTTCTAAGAGAGTAAAGCATTACTACTCTAATGAGGAGGTAGAATCAGAAGATCAAAACGAATTAATGAAAGTAGTACATAACTTTTATGCTGAAATGCACCCGGAAATGCCCCGTCATCAATTAGAACAACAAGCCAGAGAGTCATTAGATATACTCCTTACAAGCGGTATTGAGAGTCTTCCTGAGGATTTAAGAACTAGACTAGAGGGTAGTGAAGAATATAAAAAAGTACCTCAAGACGATTTAGACATTGGTCATCAGGATGATGAACCAGGTATGTTAAAGCAGTATGCTTACGATACAGCCGTCTATGCTGCCAAACTCTATAAAGAACTTGCTAAGTACGATAGAATGGAAGGTGAAGTAGATTTTCCAAATTGGTGGCAGGCTAAGCTAATTAAAGCTAAAGACTATATTTCTGCTGCTCAACATTATTTAGAGTTCGAAGGGAAAGAAGATGCTTTAGATGCAATGGCTCTTGAAGAAGAAATAAACGAACGTAGCAGTGTACTAGATGATGTTATTCATGATATTAGAGTACACGGTGAAGAATCAGGAGACGTACAGGGTACTGCAGCCGAATATATCTTTCACATAGCTAATGCTTTTGATATTAACTTAAGAGATATTAAAGATTACCTTTTCGAGAAAAGTGAAGAACCCTTAAACGAACGTAGCAGTGTACTAGATGATGTCATACATGATATTAGAGTACATGGCGAAGAATCAGGCGATATACAAGGTACTGCAGCAGAATACATCTTCCGTATAGCAAACGCTTTTGATATTAACTTAAGAGATATTAAAGATTACCTTTTCGAGAAAAGTAAACAACCCTTACAAGAAAGCCCTGAAGAGCTTAGTAAAATTTATGACGTAATTCTTAAGTACGTTAAAGACCCAGATGAAGCCATGGAAGAGTTTGATAACTTTATTAGTCAAGGTAAAGATGGCTTTTCTGATGAACTTTACGCAAATTTAAGTAGAGATCCTGAATTCAGACTTGCTCTTAGAGAGGCAGTAGAAATGATGATTCAAAAAAAAAAGTTAAATGAAGCAAAAGCCACATGCTGTCATAGATGTGGTAGAAAGCATGTCAAAGGTACTACTTGTAAGAGACCATATTTAAAGAAATCTAATCCACGACATTGTGCAAATAAATAAAGAACAAATTAGAGAACTACTTGAAGAAGCTTTTTACGAAGTTCTTTCTGAACAAGAACTTAAGACAGCCTCCCAAGAGATACTAGGAAAGTTTCCTACTCTTAAACGTCAACTTATAGCACTACTTACAGCCGAGTACGAAGAGTTTGTTGATGAAGTTAAGTGGATAGCACCTAAACCTTCTACCTTTCAAGTAGTTTTACAGAATGGTGAAAAGTTCTTTTTAAAGTGGAATGGTGCTGGTTTCCAAGCTCAAATAGCCGGTAAGAAATATGCACTTAATTACGTTTCTGAATTTCAACAAGCACTTGATAAACTAAACGAACTACTTAAAGCCGGACCTATGAAGAGTCTTGCCGACATGGATGCTGAAAATGATGCGGAAGATGATAACGAATTCGGCGGCGGTGGTGATGACTTCGGCGGTGGAGGCGACTTTGAAGAGCCTGCCGGTGGAGAAGAAGATTTTGATGCCGGAGAGGAAGAGGAAGGCGAAGATGTAGAATTTGAAGAACCAGGTGAAGAACCGGAGGCATAATGGACCTCTTAGGTAAAGTTTTATTTGAATGGTCAGTCAGATGTGAGAAAGGCTATCCCGACTTTAACAATGAGCAAGATTTAGCTATATTTGAATCCATGTTTGGTTTTAATCTGCTTTCTGAAAAAAAATTAGAATGGAAAGATCTGTCTAGCGATACTAGAAAGTTTATTAGACTTGAAGTTATTGCTAATAAGATTAAAGAAGGTTCCCCTTTCAAACTAGAGTCTGGAGAAGAAAAAGTTCTTAAGTTTACAAAAGAAGAGTATTTTAATTTATTTTATAATCAAGAAGTTGAAAAAATTAGGAAAATATCTAGAAGTATAAACAGAGTCCCATTTTTTAAAGACGCAGAAGGGAGTACCTATACTTTTCATGATATAACTAAAACTCCTGATTTAGGAGGTACAGGTAAATCAAAAGCAGAGTCATCTGAAAGACAAGAAAGAAGTCTAATAGCTGCTATTAATGAGTTCAAGGGTAAACCTTTTGATCTTGTCGGAAAAAATGGAAAAAAGATTACTGGTATAACCGGTGCCCAAAAAATGCCCGACCCACCTGAAGGAGAAGCCTATTCAGATATAGTTATCAAAACCTCAAACGGTGATATAAATATATCTGCAAAAGGTTCAGCCTCTCCAAGTATAGCTGGCGGCGGGTTAAAAATGGCGTCAAATTTAGGACCTGAAGTTGAGTCCTTTATAGAAGAATTTTATTATGACGCTTACGAACATTATAAGAAAATTTTTGAATCCCTACCTGATATTGACTACAGTACTAATTTATATAGAACTCCTTATTTCAAAGATATTAATAGAGCTGTTCCTAAAGATATAATGAGAACTATTTTAACAGGTATTGAAAGATTCGGCGGACCAGTTCATGTATATTATATTGGACCAATGACTGTAGAAAGTGAAGTAAAAGAAAATGAGCTTCATGTTAACGGTGATATAATTTCTATAGAAGAATTCATAGAAGATTATCCAACTATATATGCTCATATTAAGAAAAGAAGTGGAGATTATTTTTTTACAGACAGAAAAAAGCCCATCCCTTCAAATCCAAAATTAGTACTACCTATGCTTTTTGCTAAGAGCCCAACTAGCAATACAGCTCAGTCCCGTTTTGGCATGAATTTTAAAGCTAGAGGTACAGAAATTATTTAGATGCATTTTCAATGAAAACAAAAGAACGTTCTGTATATATCTTACTACTAATTGCTCTTTTAGGAACCGTTTACTATATTACGGTTAATAAGGACATTAGTTACATAGATATTTATAAAAAAGAAATAGAGGCTCTCGATGCCAAAATCGACTCCTTACATTCTGAAAACGAAACTTTAATAATAACCATAGATTCTCTCAATACTGAAATTACGGCTCTAGATCAAGAAATAGAAGTTCAAGATGATAAGATTGAGAAAATAAGAGAAGAAGCCAATGAAGAAGTTACTGCTGTTGATACTTTTAATGCTAGTCAGCTTACCGAGTTTTTCACAGACCGTTACGGATACCTCTTTAGTAATCCTACCGGAGAAGATAGCACGAGCAGTAATTAAGGATATTCTCTTAGGAGACGCTTTAAGAAAAGAGCTTGATGCCACTCAAATAAAACTGTCTCTGGTAGAACAGAAGGTAGTAGTAAAGGATAGTGTGATTTTCTCACTTGAAGAACAGATCTTTAACCTACAATCAGTTGATACCAATCGTAAAAAGCAAGTAGAAAAGTACGATACTATTGCTATTACCTTAGAGATGGAGTTGGATAAGCAGGTAGGACGTAGAAAATTCTTTCAATATACTACCGGTATCTTAGCCGGAGCTGCAATTATTTTGGGATCAAAATGATAACTGAGAACATATACGACATTCAACACGTCAGTTCTTGGGAAGATATTAAAAAGCTTATCAAAGATAATAATAAGTATCTAGAATACTTAGATCAGTACGAAGGTCTAGACCACTTCTTAGGATCAGGCCAATATGGTAAAGTTTTTAAGATAAAAGATAAAGACTTAACTATAAAAGTTACTACAGACTCAGATGAAATAATAGAGTCTAGACTTATAAAAAAAGCCGGTAAAACAAATAGATTTATTAATATATATGAAATACAAGTTATTAATCCTAGACTTGCTATCAAGGTTCAAGACCTACTGTATCCGTTAACCGGTAAAAATATACAGTACGCAAAAGAGATTCACGACATTCAGAAAAACTTAAACGGTACTCCTAAAATAGACGATATACCTTCTTATTTACAGAGTTTTTACAGAGACATTATTGCCGACTATGACAAGGTAGGATTTAGGGGATTAGAGTTTAATGAATTAGATCTACACGAAGGTAATTTACTCCAAACTAAATCTGGCGAGTTAAAAATAGTAGATTTCTAAAGATTTCATATTTATATATATGAATCAACAAGAGCAAATAAAAAAGGTTATAACTCAAGAATACGTAAAGTGTGCCAAGGACCCGGTTTACTTTATGAAAAAGTACTGCTATATACAGCATCCAACACGTGGTCGTATTCTATTTAACCTTTACCCTTTCCAGGAAAAAGTACTACAGCTTTATAAAGATAACCAGTACGCTATAACTCTCAAGTCTAGACAGCTAGGTATCTCTACTTTAGTAGCAGGCTACTCGTTATGGTTAATGACCTTTCATAAAGACAAAAACATACTTACTCTTGCAACAACTCAAGCTACAGCACGTAACCTGGTAACTAAGGTACAGTTTATGTACGACCAGCTACCTAAATGGTTACGTATGAAATCTGTAGAAAAGAATAAATTAAGTTTAAGGTTAAAAAATGGATCTAGAATTAAAGCTGCTTCTTCTAACTCTGATGCTGCAAGATCTGAAGCAGTATCACTACTTGTATTGGATGAAGCTGCATTTATTGATAATATCGATGAAACGTTTACTTCAGCTCAACAAACTTTAGCAACCGGTGGACAGTGTATAGCTCTGTCAACTCCTAACGGTGTAGGTAACTGGTTTCATCAAACATGGACAAGAGCTCAAACTAAAGAAAATAGTTTTCTTCCTATAAAACTTCCTTGGACCGTTCACCCGGAAAGAAATGAGGCTTGGCGTGAACAACAGGACGGTGACTTAGGTCCTAGAATGGCAGCACAGGAATGTGATTGTGACTTCCTATCTTCCGGCGATACTGTATTTGAACCTGAAGACATGACTTTCTACGAAGAAACTCAAATGCAAGAACCTCTTGAACGTAGAGGAATAGACGGTAATATGTGGATATGGGAGACGCCTGACTACTCAAAAGACTACATGGTAGTAGCTGACGTAGCAAGAGGAGACAGTCAAGACTACTCAGCATTTCATATCTTTGATATAGAAAATGCCGTACAAGTAGCAGAATACAAG